TCTTCGTTTGCGGAGTTGACGGCTTTGTATTTGCCGGTTGCCGTAACCTTGCCCAATACAGTTCCCCTTTTAAGCTCGCCCTGTCCTGCTTCAAGAGTTACGCCCTTGGCGAGTACGGGTATTTCATGCCCTGCAAAGAGATTGTCGGGAGTAAAAGAATCGAGATTTTGAACCAAATTAGCCATTATCTTGCCCTCCTTTTGTTTGCAAATTCGGCTATTGCCTTAGCAATGGCCTCTTTTTCGTTTTTATCGCCTTCCTGCGGTTGCGGCGCTATGGCTTTGGCCTGAGCAAGGTTATCCGTCAGGTCTTTCATGTATTCTCTGCCCATCTGCTGCTCCAACTTAACCGCCTCAAATGCAAGCTGCTCGGCAGTCATGGCCTTTTCATACTTTGCCGACACCACAAGATTGTCCGGAATCGTCTTGGCAATCTCGTCTATTGCTTTCATGCGCTCCCGTTCCTGCATAATGCCGGCTTCGAACAGCTGGTTAGCAAGATCCGGAAAGGCAGTTTTAAGTTCATCGACTGTCTGTATGTTCATTTTTTCGCCCTCCTTTTTTGGCAACATATCTTCACTTTTTTCTTCTTCCCATGGCGGGACTCGGTCAAACTGCTTATAATGGCTCCCCAAATGTTCCTGCACTTTTTCAATGTCTGTGCTTGGAATATCTGACTGAGGTAACCTGGCAGCCGCGTTTGCTACGCCTCTCCACACGACTGCACCGTCGCTTGGCCTGTGGTGAGGCAGCTTAAGGTCGCTGTATCTGTCAGGTGGCATGGATGCAGCCCATGCAAAGTGCCCGGCTATGCGCCTTTTCTCTGCATCGCTCAACTCCTCCCACTGCTTATCGGTGAAATCCGATAATGCAGGGGCCTCCCATGGTTCACCTTCCGGTGCTTTCTCTCTTGAAACATCCTTTGGGGCTACGCCATTGACCACCTCCGGCATCCTTGGGAATGTCTTAAACCTGGACATGTCATGGCTGACGCTGTTTACAACCAAAATATTGCCTTTCGATTCAACCGGTACACTCTCGAACATAATTTCATCCGCAAACCCCATCTCCATCGCCTCTTGCCCCGTCATCCATGTTTCCTCGTCCATCATCTTTGACAGAGTGTCTCTGTCGAGGCCAGTTTTCATCGTGTAGGCATTGATGATCGATCCTTTGACTGCATCAAGCTGCTCTGCATACTTTCTCATTTCGTCAGAAGTCAAGAAGCCAAAGGCAAAAAGAGCAGGATTGTGGATCATCATCATGGCGTTGGACGGCATTTTTACCGTATCTCCCGCCATCGCTACGATGCTTGCCGCGCTGGCTGCCAGGCCGTCTACGATCACAGTCACGCCGGCCTTATGGCTTTTTAGCTGCGTATATATTGCATGCGCAGCAAAAACGTCACCGCCTGCAGAATTTATACGCACTGTCACAGCCTTGTTCTTAAGGTTTTTCAATTCTTCATAGAATTTCTGCGGCGTAACGGTATCGCCTGCATCCGCCCACGGCAGTTCGGATGCTATATCCCCATACAAAAGAAGTTCCGCTTCCTCTTCCGAAAGATTGCGGAACTCCCAGAATTTTTTATACAAGCCCTACACCTCCTTTCATGGTCATTCCGGTATTGTCGGCATCCCGGCCTGCTTCATCAGCTCATTTTCTCTCTTGAGCTGTTCTATGTTTTTATCGAAATCTCTCCCTGTAAGTTCTACCGTTTCGCTTTCCCGTGTGGACAGACCGTTTAAGATCCTCATTTGTGCGGCCTGGACCTCTTTAACAGGGTCTACCTGCCCAGGCGCAGGGCCGTACCAGTCCGCACGGCTCCATGCCTTCGCGACTATGAGATCGGAAAAGAAGCCGGGTGCTTTTATCTTCCCCTGTGCGATCCTTTCGGCAAGCCAAACCTCATAAACAGGCTGACAGAAATCATGGGCAAACCATGCCCTGCGCATTCTGAATGCACCCCATGCCTCAAGCAAGGCTGCCCTGCTTGCCGAATAGCTCGCGTTGAAGCTCTTCGTCAGCAGTTCGTACGGGATCTCAAGGGCTGCTCCTATGTGTTTTGTAAGCGATGTAATGAAGGCGTCAAAATTGGACGACGGCCTTTTAGGGTCTGCGGTAGCTATGTCGTACCCAGGCGGCAAGGCGTTGATGGTGCCGGCCCCCAGCTCAAAGGCATTGGGATCAAAATCAACCTTATCCTGCGGTGATATGGCTTCTGCCAGCGGAAAGTCCCCTACTGGTATTTGCCCTTCCTTGATGAAGACCGTAAAAAACCCGGTAACTATGGCTGCCATGAGCTCTGCTTCCGTATAGCGGGTTATCTGCTTCAGCTCTTCCACAACCGGAGCTAAGTACGGCACTCCCCTATACTGTTCGCACCTCTCAGGCTCCATGACACAAAGGACATTCGGCCTGCCGGTAGCTTCGCTAAAGGCGTCTATGCGCTGCCATTCCATAATTTCGAGAGGATTTGCAGGATCATTTTGATATTTGTTAGAGATCCAGTAGGCAACCACGGCGCCTTCATCGTCTATTTCGACGCCATTGATGATCTTGTTGCCGTTGTCTGGATTTATCTGAATCGTGTTTGTGCCGAAAATTGAGCGATATTGCTGAGGAGAACTGACCCTATCAGCCTCGATGAGATGGATGCGCAGCGAAAAGGGGAAATATGGCTTCGGCTCTACTGTTTTAAGCAATGCCCAACCGTCACCGTTCAGCAAAAAGGACATAAAAAGCAGCGATTGCATCTCATAAAAATTATTAAGACGTGTTGCGTCGCAAAACTTGCTTTCAGCCCATGCGTTAAACTGCCGTTCTACGTTTTTCTCCCATTTATCGGCCTCTTCCCTGCTTATGCCCAAAAATTCTGCGTCTATCCTGCTTCTTAGCTTCAGGCCAACACCAATCACGTGCGATCTTGGCGTTACGATGGCAGACCTGCCCAGCGCACTGCCCATAAACAGATCCCTTGACCTCTGCCGCAAGACATCTACATTCATGTCTATGTCGGCCTGCGGGCTGCTGGACCAGGCCTGCCACCCTCGCATGGACTTCTTGCGCAAAGAAGCGCCAGATTCGGAATATCCAGTATCAAAAAATTGAAGCGCCCTGCGTGCAGCCTGGCGCTTTAGTGCCCTTTGCGGGCTTATGTACGATATGATTTTGTCTATGGCATTCATGCCGGCCCTCCTAAATATCTCTCAAAACCACCCTTTTACTGCTCATAAATGACCCGGAAAGCCTGGCTTCAAGTATATTTTTCTGCTGCTCCAGTTCGTTAATGTTCTTTTGTACCTGCACAAGATCGGCCCTCCGAAGCGTCCTTGTGCCTATCCTGTATTCCTGCCCCTGCAAAATTGCCAGTTCCGCATCATAGTATGCCTGCAAGCGCTCTTTTATCCTCTCAAGCCTTTCTTGGATGCTCTCCATGCCGTCGCACCTCACAGATCATATTTTTTTATGCAGCCATAACGTCTCTTCGGCTGCTCTTGAACCTTAATTTGTTGAGACTGTGGTTCCTGCGACTTGCAGATCCTCTTTTCAAGCGCGTCAAAGTCAGGATTCATCAGACGCAAGGCTGCAAGGTTATAAACACGAAGGTCAAGCGGTTCATTTCTCTTGTCAGAGCTGATATTTTCCCAGGAAACGACTATCCTGCCTTTGACCTTCCGTATAACCTGTCGCTCGGATATAAGCCCCTTGAAGTACTGCTGATCGTATCCCCGCTCTTCCTGCAGCGGAAAATGAAAATATTTTGGTCCAGGTTTCTGTATTTTAATGCGCTGTATCACGGCCGCTTTCCCGGAATCCACGCCAAGAAGCACGAGAGGTAATCTGTATTTGTTGTTCCTCGATATCTTATAGACCAACGGTATGCCTGACCCTCCCTGTCCACGTATCGGAAACACCCGCATTTGAAGCCTCTCGAGGCAATACCGGTAAACTTCATCAGTGAAGTGGCCGCCTGAGTCAATGCATGTGCACGAAACGCACATGCCTGTACCGTCTTTTCGCTTCCACGTCTTGTTTATCTTCTCATCCAACTGCATCCATGTGGCCTGGTCGTCGGGCCTTCCCCAAATTATGCCCTTTTCTATGCCCCACGACTCTTCATTCCTGCCCCATCCGGCAACTTCATACTCAAGACGGTCATCCTGCGTATCGACCGCCATGGTAAGCATCAAAACACCATCGGGGACTTCAGCATCGTATTTCTCGCGCCTCGACATGAGCACGCCTTCGTCCTCTATGTCGCCCCGTTCCTCCCAAGTCTCGCCCAAAATAGTGTTGACGAAGACCTTAAACCGTTCCGGATCGTCTTTAGATTCAAGGAATTCCTGTATTATGCTCTTCCAGGAATGCCATGGAGATACAAACGAATTGAGATGAAAGCTTTTAATACCGTTTGTCACTGCCAACGGGTTTTCGGCTATCCACTCTGCAGGCTGTCTTTTCATCGTGAATTCGTCAAATTCGTTATTGCAGTCCGGGCATCTCCATTTAACTTCATCCACGATATATGTCTTTTTGCCCGCAATTTCCTCATATCTGTGCTTAAATCTTATGTCGCGCAACTCTATGAAGTGATAATTTCCGCATCCGGGGCATTTAATACAATATTTTTCCCTTGTCCCAAGTTCATATTCGGCCTCAATCCTGGAGGCCCCGCGTATGGTCGGGGTAGAAGTAAATATCTTCTTGCGATTCCAGAACGTTATGGTGCGTTTCTCCGCCAAGGATATGGGATCACCCTCACCGCCAGCACTTGACGGGTACCTGTCTACCTCGTCGCACAGAAGTATGCGTATCGGTCGGCTGGCCAGCCCAGCAGGGCTGTTGGCTCCGCCCATGGCAAGGAAACCGCCGGGAAAAACTTTCATCAAAATAGTGTTATTGAGATCTCTTGTCTTTGAGTCTGCCACCTTGCAGCTCAAGACTTCGGTGTCTTTTATCATCGGGGTTATGCGGCGCTTGGAGTAGTCCTGTGCGATGTCGATGGTAGGTTGTATCAGAAGTATCGGAGCAGGGTCAACATCGATGTAATAACCTATGATATTATTCAATATCTCCGATTTGCCTACCTGGCTGCTTGTCATGATGACCACTTTTTCGATTCTTGGATCGGTTACGGCATCCATAATCTCTCGTTGATATGGTGCCCTGTCGGTCCTCCATTGGCCCGGTTCTGCCGAAT